GTGAATGAACTAGATTTGCTTAACGAAAAGAAGAAAAACAAACAAGAAGAAAAAACACTTTATAAAAATAGCAAACATGAGTCTGATTAAACTATGGAAAGAAAAAGGTAAGATACTAGAAGGTGTAAAAAATAGTATCTTTAAACATGAACATATTGAAGAGATAGCGTCTTCAAGAATGTCAATTTGTGAAAGCTGTGAGTTTATAGATAGAGTTGGTACTAAATGTTATATGGCAGGTACTCAACCTTGTTGTGGTGATTGTGGATGCAAGTTGTCATTTAAGACGCGATCATTATCTTCATCATGTCCTAAAGGCAAATGGAACGCAATCACTTCTGAAGATGAAGAGGATGCAATTATTAACAGTTTAAAAAACTAATCATGTTATCATTTGAACCAGAACACCACAAGTACAAATCACTTGATCCAAACGATAACATTGAATGGATCAGTGTGACAACTTTGATAAGTTTCTTTAAGCAACCATTTGACGCTAAAGCAATAGCAAAGAAGAGTTCTAAAAGTAGCAAGAAGTGGCAAGGTCTGACACCTGAAAGAATACGAGAGATATGGAAAGCTGAAGCCAAACGTGCAACAGATCTTGGAACATGGTATCATGACCAAAGAGAACATGACATCACAAGTTGTGATACCATAAATCGTCATGAAGCTACATTGCAGGTTGTTAAACCTATTGTAAATGAAAAAGGTTATAAGGTAGCATCTTCGCAAAAACTATTACATGGTATCTATCCAGAACATCTTGTATACTTAAGATCAGTTGGTGTATGTGGACAGTCAGATTTAGTTGAGATTGCTCATGGTTTAATCCATATTACAGACTACAAAACAAATAAAGAAATCAAAACACAGTCATATGTGAATTGGGAAGGTATCTCTCAAAAGATGAATCATCCTGTATCACATCTAGATGACTGTAATTATTATCATTATGCATTGCAGTTATCTGCTTATATGTACATGATACAAAAACACAACCCTACACTAAAACCAGGAGATTTGATTTTACATCATATCATATTTGAGACAGATGGCGAAGATGAGTATGGATATCCAATTGTAAGTCGTACTGAACAAGGAGATCCAATTGTCAAAGAAGTTATTCCATATAACTTACCCTATCTTAAAGAAGAGGTTCTTGCTATATTCCAATGGGCAAAAGAGAACAGAGATGAGTTATTAAACTTCTCAAAAAATAAAAATAATGATTAAATTATTTGACATACAAAATGGAGTACTTGTTCCAACAGAACATTGCTATGCATTAAAAGCCCTTAAGGATATAATGGATGTTTATCCAGAGGAATACATGAAAGTATATCAATACCTGTTTTATATGTCATGTCCTAATCCAGATGTTAATCCATTTTTTGACGTTAGAGAGCATGAAAAAGAAGAGCTTATACTTACTCAGCTACAAGCAGAGTTTTCCACTGAAGATGAAGATGTTATTGCAGCACTTGGGTTTTGTAAAAAGCTTTATGAAACACCTACTTACAGGGCTTATATGGGTATTAAGTCTATGTTGGATCGCCTTGCTACTTATATGGAGCATACCACAATTCAGCATGGTCGTGATGGTAATATCACTGCACTTGTCAATGCTGCAGCAAAGTTTGAGCAAATTCGTGGTTCATTTAAGGGAGCGTATAAAGACCTTATGGAAGAACAAAAAAGCCAAGTCAGGGGAGGACAAAATCTTGCATATGACCAATTCTAAAAAGATGGAACAGTTCATGTTTATAGTTAAAATAGAACACATATCAGAAGGAAAACTGATACAAAGAGAATTACCTTGTGTACCATCAAGAGGTGATTGGGTGGAGATAGGACCAGAAAACTTTGTAGTTAAAAATGTTTCTTGGAACTTATCTGATAGAAGAACAGTAACTTTACTAGTTGATAGACCAAAGTTTTAACATGTTTAGAGATATACCAACATATGATTATGAACTTGAACAGTGGGGATACACAACGTTTGAGACTAGAGAAGATCTTATAGAGTTTCTTGACGATATATTCAAAGAACCAGGCAAATATGATTTTGATGAATGTTCTCTCATGTTTAATGCAGAGGCTAGAAAATTCAATAAGAATAGAGTATACTGCTTAGCACCTGAACGTTCTAAAGATTTTATACACTACTGGGACACTGAAAAAGAAAAGTGTAGAAGAGGCGTTATATTTAAAAACAAAGGTAAGGCATGGTACTTACCACGTGATTATTACATGTGGCTAAACTTTTTACCTATCTATAACAAAGAGGTAAATAGATTTACATTTGCTGATGTACGTGATGCACAGTATCACATGGCCTTGTATGAAGAGTTGGCTCAACTTAAAAACAAACATGCAGCGATACTTAAGAAACGTCAGATTGCATCCTCATATTACCATTCTGGTAAAATCATTAACCTGTTCTATTTTGAAGAAGGTTCTGTATCCAAAATGGCAGGATCTCTTAAAGATTATATCAATGAGAAAGGTACATGGCGTTTTCTTGAAGAGTATCGTAACTTCTTAAATAAACATACTGCATGGTATCGCCCATGTAATCCAGATAAGGTTCTCAACTGGGAACAAAAAGCTGAGGTTACTCAAGGAGGTAGAAAAGTAGATATTGGATTAAAGTCAGTTATATTTGGATTGGTACTTGAGAAAGATCCAACAAATGGTGTAGGGGGTCCATGTACTTTGTTTTTCCATGAAGAGGCAGGTATTGCTCCCAAAATGAGTACAACACTTGAGTATTTACTACCTGCCATGAAGTCTGGTATGATGTATACTGGTATGTTTGTGGTTGCAGGATCTGTGGGTGACTTGGATCAATGTGAACCATTGAAAGAACTTATCTTAAATCCAGACTCAAAAGACATCCTGGCTGTTGAAACAGACCTGTTGGATGATCAAGGAACTAGAGGATTATGTGGTTTGTTTATTCCAGAGCAATGGTCTATGCTTCCATGCATAGATGATTATGGCAATTCTCAGGTTGAAAAAGCATTGGAAATGATTCTTCTTGAGCGCGAAGACTGGAAAAAGAAACTAAAACCAGAAGATTATAGACTTCGTATTTCTCAGAAACCTATTAACATTAAAGAGGCTTTTGATTACAGAAAAGATGCAAGATTTCCTGAACATTTAGTATCACAACAAATCAGACGTATAGAAGACAAAGAATATCCAATGGAGTTTGTTGATTTGGTATGGGAAGATGATAAGATTGTACAGAAGTTTACACGTAAATTGCCTATTATGGAGTTTCCAATATCACCTAAAACTGAGAATAAAGAAGGTGCTATTATCATCTATGAGAAGCCAATTGAAAATCCTAAGTTTGGGACTTACTATGCATCTATTGACCCTGTGTCTGAAGGTAAAACAACAACATCAGAATCGTTATGTTCAATCTTTGTATATAAAACTGCACAAGAGGTCACTGTCCATAAGAAAGATGGATCTATAGAATCATATGTAGAAAGTGATAGAATTGTAGCAGCATGGTGTGGGCGTTTTGATGACTTGAAAAAAACACATGAAAGACTTGAACTTATCATTGAATATTACAATGCGTGGACAATAGTAGAAAACAACGTTCACTTGTTTATACAGTACATGATATCAAGGCGTAAACAAAAGTATTTAGTACCTAAGAATCAGATCATGTTCCTGAAAGAGTTAGGTAGTAATAACAATGTTTACCAAGAATATGGGTGGCGTAATACAGGAACACTTTTCAAAGCAAATCTTGTATCATATGCTATACAATTTTTAGAAGAAGAGATAGATGTTGAAACTAAACCAGATGGTACAATTACCAAAGTAACATATGGTGTAGAAAGAATACCTGATTTAATGTTGTTAAAAGAAATGCAAGCTTATAGAGATGGACTCAATGTTGACCGCTTGGTTGCATTCTGTGCATTGGTTGCATTTGCAAGAGTTCAAGAGTCAAATAGAGGATTTGGAAAACGCACAGATCATGAAGATCCTCAGAGTTTGCAAAATACAAATAAAAATACTAACTTATTTATGAGTCCTTTTCGTCATATTGGTAACACTGAGCATAGTTCAGAAAGTAGCCTTATGCGAAAACCAAGGAACCCATTTAAAAACATGAGATAATATGCAAGTATTCAATGCACTGCAGCTAAAGAATGGCGCTAAAGCTGACTATAACAAGATGGGTACATTTACCCAACCTGTGCAATTTCTACGCTCAAAAGAGAAAGATGACGCATGGGGTGCTTGGAACATGGATTGGTATGAGATGCAAGGTCTTAAACAAATTCGTAGAAACGCAAGACGCTTATTAAAAAACTATAAGTTAGCAACTGGTATTATTGATAAGACTGACTACATAGTTGAGGAAGATAATGACATGGCTGAATTAGTTGATGTTCTTACAAAAGAAGACACTTCAGCATTTGAATTAAAATTCTTTCCAATTATACCAAATGTCGTTAATGTCATGGTTGGTGAATTTGCTAAACGCAATGACAAAATCATGTATAGATCAGTAGATGATACTTCATACAATGAAATGCTTGAGCAAAAAAGAGCAATGGTTGAGCAAACATTATTGTCAAGTGCTGAATTAAAAATGAAACTCAAGGTTGAGTCAATGGGTTTAGATCCAAACAACCAAGAACAGCAGCAGCAGGCACAGCAAATGATGTCACCTGAATCAATA